CTTGGACTGAAATTGCCGATCGTTGTCCGATAACCATTGATTTTTTTAAAAATCACTTTCCATACGATGTATATCATAGAGTAAGATATATGAAATTGGCTCCTGGAGGGTATATTACTCCGCATGCTGACCATCATGGTGTTTGTCTTAATGCTATCAATATAAGTTTAAATAACCCGGAAAATTGTAAGTTTATGTTTAAAGGTCACGGAATAGTTCCTTTTAAAAATGAAGGAAGCACTTTCCTTATAGCGAATGGTATAGAACATAGCGTATGGAACAACAGCGATACTAATCGATACCATATCATCGTACACGGCTACCCAAGCAAAAAAGGTTCAATCTTTAATCAAATAGTTGTAGACTCCTTTAAAAGTTTATTATGATCAAAATTCATAAAAATTTCATTACCCAAGATGCTATCTCTTGGTTCAAGAACGACATGAATCAACGAATACAAAACAATCAATATATTGAAAAAAAGTTTTGGAGTAAAAGTCTAATAAACGAATTATACAATATTGATTGGGATATTCAAGAGTTTAGATATCAAGTCCAAGACAAAGATCCAGCAATGCAGATAATGAAAAATTTATTAAAAGATATTATTCCTCACAAAGTTCCTTTCTACGCTGCATATCAAAGACAATTTATTCCTCAATCGGTTCATGTTGATGATATAAATGACAATACTCGATTAGATTTTTGTTATAGCGGTATCTTGCCATTGGATCCAAATAATAACAACATACATAAAACTATTGTGTGGGATTTATATTTTAAAACAACAGATTCAATGCACAAATATTTTGAAACGTTTGATGCTTCATTGGTAGATACCAATATTATCAACAGTGATATCTATGATCTAGAACACACCTTGCAAGGCATTTTTAAACCATTAAATCATTTAAAATTAGATGGTGTTTATAATTATGAATTAGGAACCCTAGGCCTATTTGACAGAACTCATGCACATTGTTCCTCCAATTGGAGAAAATATAACCAATGTGATTATAAAGATTTTATAATATTTCATTTTGGATAATGTTTGGTAATAGATCCACAACTATCAAAAACTACTAAAGATTTGTTATCGCTTATAATATGTCGATGTAAAGTTTGTTCCAAATGTTTTGAACCTGCTCTAGTTTTATAAAAAGCCAAGTAGTCCATATAAAAGCTATTACTTAACCAAAGATAAGTTCCTAATTTAGCTTGGTTTACCCAACTTTTTAGTGTTGCTGGCGTATCTACTTCTAATAGATTGAGATTAACAAAATTAAATTTATATTTTTTATACTTTTGCCATCGTTTTTTAAATTCTTCATATTCTGATTGTTTGTTATCAAGTGACCAAGCCAGGTTGGCAGTTATTCCAATTTCGCCTAGATAAGTAGGTCTGTAATTTGGATGCTTGTTCTTAAAGGTTTCAAACACTTCTTGAAAATTTTCAAGATTACCGTCCCAGTTTTCTATCAAGTATTTCTGATACTCTAATGCTGCTGCGCTAACATCAATGAGATACACAGTAGTTTGATCGGTGTAATTGTCTGCCCCGGCAATATATGCTGGTTTTAAACCACCACATACACCTATGAAACAATCCATTGGCTCATTAATAAAATGATCAGAGATAATTTTTTCCGTGTTTACAGGATAATAACCAATATTGAGGTTTTCCTTAAGCATTTGAATTTGCTCATGGAACCAGTATACTGGTGTTTGTTCTGGTAAAGCACTATCGGGATCTGCTAATACTTGTTCTATTAATTTAAAGTTACCCTCAGGATAACTATAAAATTTTTCATATCTTATTTCGTTTGGGATATTTACTATGGTATATCCTGATTCTATAAATGATTTTACCACCTCAGTTCCGTAGTATCCATGATCGATAGCATACGATGTTTGACCGGAGCCGGGTCTAATCCAATACGGAGTATACTCGTCGTGAAAGTTTTCAACACTACGCTCAACGGTTGTAGTTGTAAAAGTAGACCCACAACGATCTTCAAATAGTGGGCTACCAATAGATTTCCATGCATGTAAATCAATAGCAAACCATTGAGGATGAAAGTAATAATATCCGCCTTTTTGGATAATATGACAGGCCAACGGACTATTGTTTTTTATTGCATGTTCTACAGTATCTACTATTAGCTTTTGTTGATGAAAGTAATTGCCCGTAGCAACAATCACAGCCCAGTCGAACTTACCAATAATTGAATTTAATGTATCACTAACATTATCCGATACAATAATTTCTAAATTATGTAAAGGACCTCGCATTCTAAATTCTGTCAAATCAAAAAGATTTTGTTTAATATTATCACATTGCGGAGGTAATTTTGTGTAGTGTATAGCTGCTATTTTCATTCTGAAATAAATGCCTTTACTATGTAATCAAATCGTCTATCAATCGTGCTATAATCATCACAGCCAGTACCAATAATAATACGGCCAAAACATAACCTAGGGTCGTCATTTGTTTCAATCCCCCACTGTTGTTTAAAAAAATCTTGGTGCTTGCTCACCCAATCTTTAAACCCTTTTACATCATTGAATATATGACTATCGTCTGGTATAAACCATTTGGTTCCAGACCCAACCTTGTGTTGTATAACACAGCTTGTATACAAACTTGTATCATCTTTGTACAAATAACTATTGTGTGGACTGCGGCCCACATGACTAAAATCGTCTTGGATAAAATTGGTGCAAGGTTCCGTAGTAAATTCACGATAGTCATCTAAGGTCATATCAATCATCAATCCCGGAGGTACCCATTGAATTTTCTTAAACACTACGTCCTTGGCACCTTGCCAAATGCTTTCTAGATAATGAATATCGTTGTGTAGCTGTAGATGTTCAGCTGCATGTTTTTTGTCATATTCTATGTATCTGTGTACGGTGTTAACTAGATCTTGATTGATATGAGAATAATTTATTTCCAAATCATTGAGAAATTTTAATAAAAAAGAATTATTTTTTATTGCTTGAAATATTCTTTCTTCGTATACACCGGCATCGTGCTCAAGGAATTTTGGAAAGCCGTAGTCTCTGGGTTCTCTATTCTGAACACTTTTTATACATTCAACCCATTTACTAGAATATGAACCTGATCGAATATTGAATTCCAAATCTAAGAATTCTTTACCGTCAGGTTTTTTAGCGCACCTAATTACAAATTTACGCAAACAGGTCCTCATTCCATTCTCGATGACCTTCTCTAAACGCCATGTTACTTTGAGTTTCTCTTACTTCCACTCTGTAACACCATAGTCGCTCACTTTCACCAGGTCCCCACATGTCTGGAATATATACACCGTTGACATATTTGTACAACATGTCTGCTAAGCCTTCGCAACCTAATCTTGGTAGCACAGTAAGTTTAGCTAATTTTCGTTCTTGTAGCAACAGAAATGTTTCCAACTCAGGATCGTCTTGTGCTACGAGCAATGTATGATCAAATTGATCTTCAAGTATTGATTTTAATTCTTTAAGTCCACCATAATCAGCCGCCCAATTACGAACATCTAACTGATCTGTACCAAAGTAAAACTTCATACTAAAGCTATAACCATGTATCAAATTGCAATGACTGTCAGCACGCCACTGACGATATGCACACGGAAATGCATCGTGATATTCTTTGGTACTTACGTATTTGTAAGTTCTTGGTTGATTACCAAATGCACCAAGTCGTTCTAAAGTTGCAACTGCTTGTTCGGGTGTTTGATTTCCTACATCAACATTGATTGTTGTCATGCTATTTCTCCTATGTTAAATTTTAGCATAGGCAGCAGAGTTTGTATAGCGGGAATGATGCCAGAGACCGCTTAAGATTACCAACCCCAGTGATATCCGGGATGGTTATTATTTAATTTATTCTTCAAGACTTCTGGACTAGTACGCTCGACTCTGAGAGCATCTTTAATACAAGCATATTGTCCATTTGGGGTAGTAAGTTTTCTTGCTCGAGGATTATTTCCTCCAGTTTTTTGTTTTTTATATAATTCAATTGTTTCCGGCTTATGTTTTTTTCCAAAGAACGAATTTTGTTCTTTTACTTTCCCCCAATTTGGGTTATTTTCTCGTTTCATTCCGGGACTTCCGGGTGCTTTTCCATCCTTGCCATTCTCAGGTCTTAAATTGGCCCATTCTACAGATTCTACAATATTATTCTTTTCTGAAAATTCTAATGCAAATTTTTCACATTTAACAGAATCAGTGAATTCCCAAACAGATATAGTTTCAATATCTTTACCGTGTGTTTTTAAATGACGCCTCCAATATTTCCCGGAACCTAGATAAACATATGGATCTTTAGTAGCAGTCATACCAAAGTATTTAAGTCCAGTTAGTTTGTGCTGTTTAACATATAGATACAGTTTATCCATATGTTTATTTATCTAATTAGCGGGATGAACACCAAAATAGTTAAGCTGTTTCGCGAGCGTGTCGCTCCATTACTTCAGTTAGGTTATTGTTTGTTACATGTTCAAAAAATTTCATAATGAACATACTGGCTGCACTAGCATCGTCACCGTGAAAGTGTAATCTAGTACCGCCTGCTCCGTTTTGGTGATGATGGCATCTCTTGCCCTTGCCGTAGCTTACATAGTGAACACTTTGTTCTCTGCCACGCATATCATACCAACGATCTTTCCAGACTACACCCCCAACCATGCCGTACCACTCAACCATTTCGTCGTTTAATCGGTCTACATCAACCCAAACAGCGTAGGTAACAGTACAGCCTGGCGGTAGTGCTATCATTGCTCCCACCAGTTTTCCCATGGGAAAACTACCCAGCAAGGATCTTCTAATTTGTTTATATTTTTTCCTGAGTAATCAATGTGTTCATAATTGCTAGCTTCGTTGTTAATAACTACAGCAAATCTTACATTACGATTCCAGATTGCCTGCCAGGCAGGATTGCCAGGTAAGCAACTTGATTGCCAGTCGCCGCGAATCCATTCCATGGTAGATCCGGTATCGTTGATATCATCTACAACAAGAATCTTTTTGCGATAAGCTGGATCAGTTTCTGTGCCAGAATCGCCGCGATCCTCTGTTGGTACATAACCAAATGCATCTTCTGCCATCCAGCAATTACTTTCAGATCTTGGCTTTAATGTTTCCATAGGAACATCAAAATAATGGCTTATCATTGCAGCAGCAGTGAGACCACCACGAGTCAATCCCACAACATAATCAGGCCGCCAATCACTATTAGCGATATCTCTGCACAGTTTGTTTACCAAGCCTTTAAACTCGTTATCGTTGATAACTAGATTTTTCATTAGTCACGCTCCATGTCGGCTGCTTCCTTTATTAAACTAATCAGCTCGTCCAAGTCTTTGCATAGAATTTTAGCCGTTGCCCAATCTCCGTTGTCGTCCCTACCGCTAATTTCTAACATAAATCCATTGTCGTACATGTACACAGAAAAGTTATCATTAACTTTTTCTATTTTATCATTGAGTTTCATTTTGTATCCTTGTCTTTGGGGTCTGGGAATGGCCAGACTGGTTGAGGTTTTGGTGCTTCGTCGTCTAAATTTCCTAGTGCTCGTTGAAAATGATCTTGAAGTTCGGGTGTAATATCAGCCTTAATCCATTCTTCGTCACCGGGCATTTGCCAATCTGACTTTACAATATCCAATGGGCCATGGAACCAGCATTCAGTATCATACTGTTCCCATCCTTCTTCAATTTCTAAGGCTTCGTAAGCGCCTAGTTCGTTTACTAGTTCTAACAATCTTTCACGCTCATCTTCGGGCATGTCGTCCGGGAAGATATAATCTTCATACCATCCATCATCTAGACTATCTAGTTCATAGTCGTAGTCCGTATTGTACATATCAACACCATCGGCACCGGGTCCGCTATTTGATTCTAGTACAGGAGCATTGTCATCTTCGGTGTTAACTAACACTGTGCCCCAACGAAAACCAGAAACACGCCTAATTACAAAGTCATCTTTTTGGTATAATTCGTGTTCAAATACACATTTTTTTTCTTTAGTTGAAACCTGCCACCAAGTCATCGATCATCTCCATCAAGTTGTTCGGCTAAATCGTATAATACAAGAAAAACTAAACTTAAAACTAGTATAGCAAAAATATCACCTAAGCGCAAGGCTACGGTCATTAAAATGAGAAAAAAACCAAAAATAGATATTTTTCTCATTTAACTCCTTTTTTCTTTTTATCTTCAGCTATTCCTTGTGCTATCATTTTTTTGAAAATAAGCATTACTCGACCTTTTTCTTTTTCGGTTAAGTATTTTACTAACATCAACTTATCATCATAACTTTTAGCATTGTCCAAAAAGTCTGCTGGCACCGTTAGTTTGGGCTTCTTTGGTTTGAATTTTTTTAACTTGTTTTTTGTGTCATTGTTATTGTTGTTATCAGACATTAATTTTATTCTTTTCTATCTCCAAATAACTGAAGTAAACTTAGAAATAAATTAATAAAATCTAAGTAAAGGGTAAGAGCGCCCATGACTTCAATCGCAGGACCGTCAGATTCCATTAGTTGCTCTCTAATCTTTTGAGTATCATATGCTGTTAGGCCTAAAAATATAACAACTGCTGCGGCACTAATTATGGTTTGAAGTAGACTGGATCCTATAAAGATATTTACGATGCTGGTAATAATAATTGCGATTAGCGCAACAATTAAGTACTTTCCTACGCTATCTAAACTTTGTTTCGTAAAGTATCCATAACCACTCATTGTTACAAATAAAATTGCTGCTCCGAAGAATGCACTGGCAACGCTGGCTGTGGTATAAATTACAAAAATTGTTGCAAAGCTTAGTCCCATTAACGCCGCAAAACCATGCAGACAGAGTTGAGCAGTGCTCTTACTTGGATCGTTACCTAGTACATAACTCACTGCAAAAATAGCTGCCAATGGAGCAAACACCACAATCCATTTGACAATGCCAGTGAACAAAAATGTCATTAGTGCTGCGTTGGAAGATACCAATGCACTCACAATCATACTGGTAACAACGGCCAATGCCATGTTGTTATAAACGCGAATCATGCCGCTGTTTATTTCTGCTGGTGTTTTATATGTTAAAGCATATTCCATTGTGATCTCCTTAGGTATATTCAAAATTTCTTGCGAACATCACTTCATCAATTATCGCAAACTCATCATATTCTTCATATAATATTTGCACTTCTGGAAAAGTCATTATAAAGGCAGTCACAGCCGCTGCATTTTTACGACCATGAACAATTACATTAAAACATCCGTGTGGTGTATAGTTAGAACTTATGCTCCAATTAAGTGGAGAAAAATTACTTTCACACCATTGTTTGACTTCTAACCTATTATCGTTTTCTAATTTAGGATGCAAAACAATTTTTTGTAAAACTTTCATGATTACCTCGGTGCAAATTCTTGTTGAAGTTTGATGTTATCAAAAAATTCTTTCTTGGTACTTTGGTCATCTTTGAACGCACCTTTTAGCACTGTGGTTTGGGTAAGACTACTGTGCGCCATAATTCCTCGATTCTCGCAGCAACCGTGTGTGGCTTGTATGTATACAGCCACATCCTTACTTCCAGTTGCAAATTCAATTTCTCGTGCAATGTCCATGCAAAGTTCTTCCTGTAGCGTTCCACGACGAGCGCACCATTGGGCAATACGGGTGTACTTAGAAAGCCCGATGAGTTTTGGACCAGCAATAATGCCAATATATGCAACGCCTGTAACAGGTTGGTGATGATGGCTGCAAACACTCTTAAGCTCAGAACGGACGACGAGCATACCATCGTACGCTCCGTCAGTGTCATTTGGAAATGCAGTTGCGTTGGGTGTAGGATCATATCTGCCTGCCATCAATTCATTGTAATACATTTTCGCAAGTCGCCTTGCTGTGCCCGTACTGTTGGGATCAGTTGCTCTATCAATTAACAGTGTGTCTAACAC